GTGGACGAGTTGTTTGACGTCAACCCTGACTCGGTTGAGGGCGGTCTGTTGCCGGCACAGCGCGCTCGTAAAAACCCGTTGGCTTGCTTCTTCTCCACAGCTGGAACGGAAGAATCTGTCCTATTTCAGCGTTGGCGTGAGGCAGGTATTCGAGCCATTGACAAAGGCGAACCGTCCACGATGTATATGGCGGAATGGTCGCCTGACCCGAGCCTTGACCCGCTGCACCCAGCGTCATGGGCGTGGGGTAATCCTGCACTCGGTTACACGTTGGACATGGACACAATAAGACAAGAGTCAACTAACCCTGATCGCGCGTCGTTCTTGCGCGCATCCCTAAACCTTTGGGTCAGCGTTGTGCGCGGATGGATTGAACCAGGGCGCTGGCCGTCATTGGAATACACAGGTGACATACCTAGCGGTGGGGTCGTGGCAATCGAGTCTTCGCTGGACGATTCCCGATACAGCGCGACCAGATGCGTCAACCTGTCAGACGGTCGGGTGCTTGTCACCGTGGCATTCATTGCCGAGTCAATTACAGAGCTGTGGGAAAACGTGCAGGAACTTGCCAAAGACCCCACGATTAGGTTTGCCTTGTCGCCAACCGTGGATGCAACTTGCCCGCCGAACATTGAGCGCCGCCGAGTCGTCGTTGGTTACGCCGAACTAGGACGCTTTACACCGCTAGCCAAAAACATGATCGCCGAGGCACGGTTACTTCACACAGGAGAAAAGTTGCTCGCCGAACACGTCCAGCGCGCCGTTGCTGTTCGCACCGACAATACGATCGTGCTGTCAAGCAAGCGATCACCTGGGCCAATTGAGTTGGCGCGAACAATGGTCTGGGGTATTGGCATGTGTGCTCGTCCAATTAGTAGCGGAAAACCCATGCTTGTCTCGGTAAATAACTAAGATGAGCGCGGCGACCGCACGTTCTTGCCTTTTGTCGGAATCGGATAAGTCTCGTGCGGTTGCCACTTATATGGCAAAGTGGTAACTATGGCTTTATTCGGCAAACCAAAAACATCAGCAATTAGCGTCCCTACAAAGGTGAATGCTGCGACTGGATTTGCACCTGGATACTCATCGTCCAATGTCGGCGTAAACATGATCGGCCAGTACTACACCTACCGCGAAGGTGAAGCGCGAAATCAGGCCGTATCTGTGCCAACAATTAATCGCGCTAATTCGCTGTTTAAATCCGTAATTGGCTCAATGCCATTGCGCATGTACAACGAAGTTTGGGACGCCAACGAAGAAGCCATGACCAAGGTTTATTTGGAACCGCGCTCATGGTTACGCCGACCAGACCCAACGGTCAGTTATCAATTCTTAATGTCTTGGACGCTGGACGATTTGTTCTTCTTTGGTCGCGCATTTTGGTACATAACGTCGCGCACAGCTGACGGATACCCAGCATCGTTTACTCGACTGCCAGCAGGCTCGGTTACAACTACCGATCAATCTGGGCCAGTCTGGTTTGCCCCGTCAACACAAGTGTATTTTCAAGGCGGAGAAATTGACCCGACAAACCTTGTGCAATTCTTGTCACCAGAACAAGGCTTAATCTACTCGGCGCCAGGCGCAATTGAAACCGCGCTCAAACTTGAAGCAGCGCGCAATCGCAACGCATCGTCAAGCATTCCTGCCGGCATCTTGCGTCAAACCGAAAACTCAGAGCCCTTAGATGCACAAAGTCTCAGCGATTTGGCCGCGCAATTCAATGCGGCGCGTGCCTCAAATCAAACTGCCGCTTTAAATCAGTACTTAACGTACACAGAAACAAACGCAACGCCTGACAAAATGTTGCTGATTGAAGCGTCGCAATATCAGTCTTTGGAAATGTCGCGCTTGGCAAACGTGCCACCGTATTTGGTGGGCGTTGCTACTGGCGCTTACTCATACCAGTCGTCACAACAAGCGCGCGCAGACCTTTACTTGTTTGGAGTGAAGTTGTATGCCGACGCAATTGCTGGTGCTTTGTCAATGGACAACGTGCTTCCGCGCGGTACCTCAGTTTGTTTTGACGCGCATGAATATCTCGAAGAGAACTTTATGGCCGACAGCATGAGTGACCGAGAAACAGTTATAGAAGAAAACACACAAGAGGAGATCGCATCATGATCAAATTAATTTCAGGAGATTTTACGCTGGACGCTGCCAAAGGCGACGCACCGCGACGCACCATTAGCGGAACCGCTGTTCCCTACAACGTGCCGGCAACAGTTTCGGATGGCACAGCTGTGATCTTCCGTCCAGGCTCATTGCCAGTCGAGGGCAAAGCACCACGCTTGTTCATGTACCACGACGCTTCAATGCCAGTTGGTGTTGTGACCGAGCGCGTAGACACCGAGCAGGGCATGATGTTTAGCGCCAAGATCAGCGCCACTTCTCTCGGGAATGATGCTTTGGTTATGGCCAGCGACGGCACTATTGATCAGGTGTCGGTTGGCGTAAATCCCGTCAAGTTCTCATACGACGAAGCAGGAACAATGATCATCGAAGCTGCGGATTGGACGGAACTTTCCCTTGTTCCGATCGGCGCTTTCGGTGACATGGCCAACATCGCCACCGTCGCTGCGAGTATCCACCAAGAGCCAGAAGAAGTAGTGTTAAATGAAGAAGTAGTCCCAGAACAGGAGATAGAACCCATGTCAGAAGTAACCGCACCAGCAGTTGAGGCAACAATCCCAACCGCACCAATTTTTGCACAAGCCAAGCGTGAGTTCGTACTGCCATCAGCAGGCGAATACATGGCCGCTTACCACACAGGTGGCGACACATTTGCAAACATCAACAAGGCTGTTGCGGAATACACCGCATCAAAGCGCACCGCACTCGAAGCAGCTGCAGGTGACGTGCTTACCACCGATACACCTGGTTTGCTCCCTGTTCCGGTGCTCCTACCGTTGGTGCAGGATCTAAACTTCTTGCGCCCTGTAGTAGAAGCCGTAGGCGCTCGCGCTTATCCTGACAACGGTCAGCAAAAGACGTTCATTCGTCCAACAATTACCACGCACACAAGCGTTGCAACACAGTCAACAGAATTGTCAGCTGTATCTGCAACCACCATGGTGATTGCGAGCAACTCGGTCAGCAAGACCACCCTCGCAGGCCAGGTCACTTTGAGCGCACAGGACATCTCTTTCACGAGTGGTCCAGCAATGTCACTTATCTTGAATGACTTGATGGGCGAATACATGATCGCCTCGGACAACCTTGCTGCAGACAACTTGCTTGCAGCAGCAACCTCGTCTGGCGTATGGGACGGCACCGTAGCTGACTTGTTGAAGTCGGTTTATGACTCAGCTGTAGACATCTCAAACGGTCGCAACTGGACACCAACCCACATGTTCGTAAGCCCAGACGTATGGGGTCAACTTGGACAGCTCGCCGACACAACTGGCCGTCCAGTATTCCCATTCATCGGCGCAGGCCTCACCGGTCAGAACGCACTTGGAAGCGCACAAGCATCTTCATGGAACGGCACGCCACTTGGCTTGCAGTTGGTAGTTGACAGCAACTTTGCTGCCAAGACAATGATCATCACCCGTGTTGGTCAAGGCCAAGGCGATGCGTACGAGTTCTACGAGTCAATTCGTGGATTGCAGTCATTGGAGAACCCATCAGTTCTGGGTCGCAACATGAGTTTCTACGGCTTCGTATCAACTTTCGCAGCAATCCCAGGAATGATTCGCAAGATCACCCAGGCCTAGTCGAGAGCGGAGCAACCGCTCATGGCTACATACACAGTTACCAACAAGTACCTAATTGACAACTTTGCCGTACTGCAACTCCTAACCCCATCGGAGATTGCAGTCGGCAGTTCAATTGTTGTTGCGGGTGTCGATGCAACCTTTAATGGCTCGTATTCCGTTAGGGCGCTTCCCCAGTATTTGTTTCTTGGTATTGATACACAGGGCGACCTGCTGTACGACTATCAGGTGCCGATCGCTGATCAGGTGCTTTACGCCAAGACCGCAAGCGATGTTGAGCGTGTTGCCGCGTCTGGGACTGTTGCCAATGACCCTGTTTGCACATGGGTGACGGCAGCGCAAGTTATGTCTTACCTTGGCATCACAATTGCGAACCCGTCTGACGATTACACGTTGTTGACGCAATCGGTGTCGGCGGGCAACCAGTTCTGTTATCGCAGGCGTCAAGAGTCGGGCTATATCGACTCCCTAACGACCTCACCAGGCGGTGACGCAACATTGGGCACTTTGATGTATTGCGCCGC